CTTCTAAGGGCTTAAAGTTTAATAGCCCTAAGTTGAACTCGTTAAGTTTATTTACGTTGGACTCATCGTTAAATACACCACTATATGTAAGGTCTGCAAATCTTCTTACCTCTTTATAGTCTTGTGCTGATGTAGATGTAACCCTATTTCCTAACGACAAATCGTTCTTACCTATAGCATCTCTAATAACATAACTCTCTACACCATTTCCAAACGCATAGCAGTTAAAGAAGTCTGTACGTATAATTGCACTTGTTACAGGCGTTTGATTTTGTACATTCCCTATGTGAGAACCATCATCTAATGAAACACTCGTTATGGTTATATTATTCTCGTCGACCGGAGGGGTTGATGGATTATAGCCCATACTAAGGCATACGCCTACCAATGGACCAACAAAAACTCCATCGTTCTGTACTATAATAGATTGTGGTTGTCCATATATATCTGTATAGTCAAACTGTATAGGATTAGGTTCAGCAGGAAGTACCTGTAAACTGAACTGACATTTATTACCACCCGTTACAATAGGAAATGACTCAGAGGACTCATACCATACGTCAGGCAATGCGTCCTGTGGTTCTGTTTCAAATACTATTAACGATGAACTTCTTATCACATCAATCCTTACACTAAGGTTAATTCTTGCCCCTTTACCTTTACCTTTAAATCCTAATGAACTCTGTACAGCAAAATATTTATCTCCACCAATCGTAAGAAAAGTAGAGTGTATAGCGTCATTATCACAATTAGTTATCGTCTTCTGTTGCTTGAGCTTCTAATGAAGTTGCTATGTTTTGAGAATCAAACCAATCTTGAAAATCTGCATAATCTTGATTAGCAGTGAAAGATGCATCTACCTTCCATTCTGTTCTTGGAATAAACGACCTTCCCTGTCTTATATTTTCTATATATATATTTATAATTGAACCTTCAGGAATATCATAAGGCTGATTTCCTGTTCCGGGGTTATAAAATACAGGATACAATATAAGCTCACACGCCCCCACCAATACTGCACCACCTGATACTGAAAATAAACCATAGTTTATTTGTGCAAAAGGGTCTCTTGTTGTACTAAAATCATTAGCACGCATTTTCATATATACCCCTTGAGGTACAATTTCATTTGAATCAAGTGTTACAAAGTTTTCTTCTTGGGATTGTTTTTCTAATACAGTAGCGTAAGCACAGCTATTTACTGCTCCACCTGAATCTGTCTTAACTAATAATACATCTCCCTCGTCTACCTTCTGTGCATTCTGTCCTTCAAGTAAAAAATAATCGTATGATGTATTAGGGTCTCTGAAAAAGAAACTTGAGTACACGTTAAAGTAATCCTCCTTGTCTGCCTTAATACAAAACTTGTATCGTGTTGCCCAATCAGGAGCAACCTGTGTTGTAGGTATATTTACTTTTATATAGTTAGCAGTATCCGAATCAGCACAAGGAATGTGGGCAGTATTGTTAGGACTCACCAAAGCTGTTGTAGCCCTATTAAAATCGTCCATATATATAATACCAACCTCATAGCTTCTATTGCTATGTAAACTTTTAGGGTCTCCTACTTCTTGATATGTACTATTTGCATCTGTTATCTTGTAATATTCATAAGCATTTATTAATGAATTGGAAGGGTCCTCAAAATACATAGATGGAAGCTGAAACCCTATTGTAGTTGGTGTATCGAATATAGCTATATCTCCCTGAAGTGGATTATTTAACCCTATACCACTATTGGTTTTCTCTAATGAATCTAAAGTATTTGGTATTGCACAGTTAAATGCATCTGTAAATGTAGTACCATCACAAGCATTTGCCACTGTCTCTATACCTGCGGGGAGTGTAATATCACCTACCCTGCTTTTAAAGTCTGTGCTATTTGCAAGGTCACTCGCACTACTAAAATCTTGTGGTAGTATATACTGAAAACTTATTGTTGTAGGTCCTGTGGTTTGTGTAGGTGTAGTAGCCCCTGTAAATGGGTCTGTGTGCTCAAATATTATTTCAAATAATATAGATGCTCCTGCAACTAATGAAAGTCCCTGTAAATCAAAATCAACCCTACAGTCTTGAACAGAATAAGGAGATGGTCCTGTGCCGGGGTCAAAGAAGTATTGCCCATCTAATACAGTGTGTTCTACATTTTTTAATCCTACATCCTCTGATACTTTTTCCACCACATATTGTAGGCGTGTGTCTATATCATACTGCTCTAAGTAGTTACCGTAAAACAATCTATTACCCATAATAGTCTGTGCCTTTGCAAGACGTGGTACGTTGTCATATAACCTTAATATCTCTGATGATGGCAGTACCGTATATATTTTACTATTACTAAACGTATAGTCATAAAGGGTGTCATTTACAAGACCTAACTGTACCTTATCCAACTTCTCAATGACCCGTATAATGCCGTTGGTCATATCCTTCCACAGCAAATCTACACCTACCACTAATGGTCCACCCGACATATATTCTATTCGAACCTGATTAGCTATGTTTAGCATACCTTCGTTTAGACCTGTATCAAAACCATACTCGAAGGGACCCGGGAAGAATGCAGGCTCTGAGAATTGTGATGTGGCTGAATACTCGCCATCAGCATACTCATACCTATAACCAAAGCAAATAAATCTATCCTCGATAAAGTTATTCTGAGATGCTGTAACCTGTGGTGTTATATTAGGTGCATCTAAAGGTGGCTTCTTTATAACAAGCAGTGCCTCAGCCAAATTGACATCATCTACATTGGCAACAGGATTAGGATAGCTCCTATCTACGTTAACAAACCTCGGAGGGTTTATGTCGTCAGTAAAGAATAATAGCTTCTCGTCCACAAGGTTTACGCCTGTTATAAGATACTGAGGATTAAAGTTTAGTGTCGTATTAACACCACCACCATCGTCAATACTTTTAACGATATAGGTTAATATATTTGTTTGTACATTAAGAGATACTATAAGGTCTAACTTTCCTGTTGGACTTGGTGTAAAGTTTGAGTCGTGAATGAACCAATACAATGTTTCATTTGCTCCGTCCTCATACGCACCAATACACCTTGCATCGGCACTCAATGCATCTCCATTGTACTGAAGCTCAGTTAATTGTGTGTTGCCCTTACTGTTCTCCACAGAACCAATCTCAGAGTCTTCAGTAGAACCTAAGCGTACATTTAAGGCATCAACATACTGACCATTGGGTAAAAGTCTCTCATCGATACTTTTATTCATTACCCCCTTTATAAAATTTCTTTGCGTGTTAGCCATATTATTTTAGCCATTTATTTTGTCCTCTAAGATTCATTAATAATCTACCGGGATGTATATTACTTATTCTAATCTTTGCATTTCTTAAAAGAGAACTCTTTCTTTTTCTTGCTCTTGCAATTACATACTCCTGTACGTTTAGCTTTGAGCTTAGTATAGCGTACTCAATGTAAGCGTATATATAATCTTCAAACATCTTGTTCACACTAATCTCTGTATTATCACCGTTCTCCATTCCATCGGATACATACTCAAGAACAATACTTTCGTTAGCCATATCAGAACTAAAATTTATAACGCCACCCTTTTTGTTTATACTGAACGTAGGATTTGCGTTAGCAGTCTCTGTATTTAAACCAAAACGAGCTCCTATCGCATAATCAAAATACCACATCCCATCACAACAGTAACCTTCGTATCCGTTAAATGGACTGTTGGCATTTAAGTATATAGACTTCTTGCCTCCTGTAATCCTATCCATATCTAAGTTAGAATGCTCAGGGCTTAGTGCATTTCCATCCTCATCAAATAAAATCCTGCAGTTATTATCTTGTAGATACGCACCACTCCAATTAGTCTGAATGTTTTCAGTTAAAGGATATAGCAATCCATTCTTATACATAGACACCCTTACCCAATTCACATAGTCAGGAGGAAGTACGTATCGTAAGGTATTACATACCGTTAGCTGTAATATTTTTATTTCTTTAAACGCATCATAGTTAAGCTCTTGTATACCACGCTTAGCGTGAAACAAAACCTTAAACCTCTCCTCATTATTTATCAATGAGTGATTGCCTGCGTACATCAACATAAAGTTGTTTACTATATCATACAACGAGACATACTGATAAGAGCCCCAATTTGCATCTTCAGGAGTGTTACCATTATTTTCGTAATATTCATACTGTGAGATATAAGCCATAGTTTATTATTTTTCGTCTTGGTCCTCTTTTTGTTCTAATCCTTGTCCAAACTGAACTGCTGCAACCTCTCTAATTGACATCCCTGCGTACTGTAGTATCTTTAATACTAATGTAGGCTCATCTGAAATAGTCAACTCAAAGTCTTGAAAGTCAGATTGTGATTGGTCAAATGAAGGCTCTCCTCCAATTAAATCAATGTATGTCCACTTAGGGTCTTTAGGGTATCTAATGTATTGACATTGAACCGCACCTATAGTATTTATGCTTGGTGGGAACAATGAGAGGTTAGGCTCCTGCTGTGTATATGCAGGAAACATTGTTGACGGTGCAGTTAGTAACGAGTTGTTCAACATAGTTATCTTGCTATGCGTAACCTTCTCTGCTTCATTTACTACACTATCATCGTACACTACATACCCCTCAGGAAAGTTTTGAAATATATCTGCAGGATTACCATTACCATCCGTTAATACAAGGGTATCTGTCCCTGTTAACGCCTGAACAAATGCCGTCTGATTTGTTGTGGTGTTACCTACAATATCGCCTACCTGCACTCCGGCAGCAACAAAATTTATAGTGTTGTCTACTAATTCACCTACCTGTACTGATGTGTTGCTTCCACTTGCTAATAGTCGTGTGTATACTAATACCTTGTTTAATAGATAGTAGTCATCGTTTGTTGTCGTTTGACTTGGTGTAAAAAATTTATTAGATATGTTGTGTAATAAAAAATTGTCTACTGAGAATATATTTATTACCTCCTCATATCCTTTTGTTATATCTGCATAGCCTGTCCCTGAGGCTCTTGCATTCTCTTTGTTTATCTGATAGTTATACTGATAAAAATAATCCTCAAAAATATCTAACTGTGCCTGCTTAGCGAATAGGTTAAAGTCAGATGGAGAAATGTATCCGTAATTATTTTTATTTAGTATAGACAATACTGTGTTCCTAACCGAGTTTATCATCTGTAAATACTTTCATACAAAGATACACAAAAAAAAAGAGGGGTCGTTAAACCCCTCCTCACTCATTATAACCCTATGTCTATAATTGTTTTTCTAAAAACACTAACACATCTACGCCATCGTCAGACTTAAACCAATCAGCTAAATACTGAACAGGGTCTACACCAAATGGTATCGTTGTTAATCTTTTCTTGTTTCCTTCTAAATTAAAGTATACCTCTCTCCTCTTATTTCTAAATGCAATAAGCTTATTGTCAAAGAACAACTGAACAGTTGACTGTAGTTTTAATTTAGGGTCAGATAATATATTTAAAAATGTACTTGGATTTTGTTTTGCAAATATGAGTACATCTCTT